ATGAAGATCCGCCGCGAAATCCAGTATGAGCCTCTGCCGTCGCAGTTGTGTTTTCACGACTCGACGGCACGATTTAAAGGATTTTCAGGCCCGATTGGGTCTGGAAAGAGCCAGGCGCTGTGCAATGAAGCGATCAAACTGGCGTATCTGAATGCGGGGCGGGCCGGGCTGATTGGGGCCCCGACGTACCCAATGCTGCGGGACGCGACGCAAACGTCGCTGTTCGAAGTCTTGAGGGACAACGGGTTGCCGTTCGAATTCAACAAGGCGGAGAACCAGCTGACGCTGAAGGACACGGGTTCGAAGATCATCTTCCGGCCGCTCGATGATTTCGAGAGGCTGCGGGGAACGAATCTTGCATGGTTCGGGGTGGACGAGTTGACATACTCGCCCGAGCAGGCTTGGATCCGGCTGGAAGGGCGATTGCGGGATCCGCTGGCGACGAGGCTGTGCGGATTCGCGGTATGGACCCCGAAGGGGTTCGATTGGGTGTACGAGCGATTCATTCAGAACCCGGTGGACGGGTATGAGTGTGTGCAGGCGCAGCCGATGGAGAACCGGCACCTGCTGAAGCGGGTGCCGGATTTTTACGACCGGCTGAAGAGCAGCTACGACGAAGCCTTCTTCGCGCAGGAGGTCCTGGGGCAGTATGTGAGCCCGAAGGACGGCCTGGTGTACCACGTGTTCGATCGCAAGGTGAACGTGGGGTCGACGGAGAGGGATCCGGAACTGCCGCTGCTGTGGGCTTTGGACTTCAACGTGAATCCGATGAGTTCGGTGGTCGCGCAGCAGCAGGAGGGCCGGTTGGTGGTGCTGGACGAGATCGTGTTGTCGCGGGCCAGTACGAGGGATGCGTGCCTGGAGTTTGTCAGGCGGTATCCGGAGTGGCCGGCGGGGCTGGAGATCTTTGCGGACGCCTGTGCGTCGCACCTGCAGACAGCGGGGACGACGGACCGGGAGATTCTGCAGGGATTCTTCGAGGAATACGGGGGTTCCGCACCGGTGTTTCGAATTCCGAAGAGGAATCCGCCGGTGCGGGACCGGGTGGGTTTGGTGAACGCGAAGCTGCGATCGGCGAACGGTGAGACGGGGCTGGTGGTGGATGCGCGATGCAAGGAGCTGATGCTCGATTTCGAGCGGGTGCGGTGGCTGGAGGGGACGGGCGAGATTGACAAGGCCCGCGACCTGAAGCGGACGCACCTGAGCGATGCGGTGGGTTACCTGCTGTGGCAGGAGAGCCAGCCGGAGAAGAGTGTCGGCGAAAGAAGCAGACGGCTGTTTTGGTAAGGGAGAAAAGGCAGTGTTCGATATTAACCGGGAACATCCCGAATTCACGGCGTGGAAGAGAGTGTGGCCGCGGTATCGCGACCTGTACGTGGGCGGCGAGCAGTTCACGGCGAACGCGGACCGCTATCTGATTCCGAGGCAGAAGGAGCCGCCTGAGGTCTACCAGGAGAGAGTGAGCCGCGCGTTCTATGAGAATTACATCGGCTCGATCATCGACTGGTATGCGGCGACGCTGTTCCGGCGCGAGCCTCTGGTGACGCTGGAAGGGCGTGACGAGGGGGCGCGGCAGTTCTTCAATGAGCTGGCGGAGGACTGTGACCGGCAGGGGTCGACATTGAGCGACTTCTTCCGGAAGCAGGTGATTGAAGCCCTGGTGATGGGCCGCAGTTACATCGTGCTGGACTTTCCGAGGCTGGGCGTGCAGGCGGGCTCGAAGGCGGAGGAGGACGCGTTGGGGTTGTCGCACGGCTACTTCAGCCAGTATCCGGCGCAGAGCGCGATTCACTGGCAGAAGGACGAGAGCGGCGAGTATGAGTGGGTGGTGCTGCGCGGGGAGCGATTGGTGGGCGGCTCAGAGGAAGCCGGGCACATCGAACGGCAGTGGATCCGGTATGACCGGGAGCGGTTCACGATCTACCGGCAGGACGAGCGGGACGGCAGCCAGGCGGCGATTGTCCAGGTGGACGAAGGGTTGCACGGGCTGGCCGGACTGGGCAAAGTGCCCGTGTTCGAGTTCTCGCTGGGCGACGGCATGTGGCTAATGAACAAAGCGTCGTCGCTGCAGCTGGAGCACTTCAACAAGTCGAACGCGCTGGCCTGGGCGTTGACGATGGGCTTGTTCTCGATGCCGGTGATCTATTCGGAGAAAGAGTTCAAGCAGACGATGGGGGAGAGCTATTACGTGCAGCTGGGCAAGGACGACCGATTCGGTTGGACCGAGCCGGAGGGGCACGTATTTGAGATCGCGCTGCAGAACACCGACCGGCTGAAGGAGGAGATCTACCGGATCTGCTACCTGATGAGCCAGGCGGGCGGCGCGCTCTCGAAGAACTCGGCTTTGACGGGCCTGAGCAAGCAGAGGGACTACCTGGTGACCCAGGAAGTTCTGCGCGGTTTCGGCGACAAGGTGAAGGACACGCTGAAGAAGCTGCTGCGTACGCTGGCCGAGGCCCGTCAGGACGAGATTGAAATTGGTGTGTCGGGTTTGGATGAATTCGACATCGGCGAGTTCAGCAGCGAGCTGGAAGATGCGCAGCGGCTGTTGTCGCTGGGGATTCCGTCGAAGACCCTGGAGACGCAGATCCAGAAGAAGCTGGCGATGAAGTATCTCTGCGATGCGAGCCAACAGGTGAAAGACCGCATCGCGCAGGAGATCGACGCGCAGGCGACCGCCTAGGCGCGCGAGCAGACAAGGAAGGACAGCAATGGAGCAGAAGTCGCAAGACCAGACGCCGGAGGTGTCTCCGCAGACACAAGGCGAGGACTGGAAGAACGTGGTGCGTTCGGTGATTCAGGAGTACGTGACGGTGGAGCGGCGGCAGTCGGAGCCGGCCTACAAGAACGAACTCGTGGAAGAGCGCCGGCGGCGGGAGTCGCTGGAACGGCGCGTGAACGAACTGGTGGAGGAGAACAAGCGCAGCCGCCAGGCGGCGGAGGAGACGGACCGGGGCGCACAGATCCGCGCGGAGTTGCAGCGGCTGGGCGTGGCCAAGGTCGACCTGGCTTTCAAGATCGTGAAGGACGAGATCGTCCGCACGGCGGAAGGCGCGCTGATCGCGAAGACGGCAGAGGGTGAGCGCGGGTTGCGCGAGCATCTGACGTCGTTCGTGCAGGAGAACCCCGAGTTTCTGCCGGCGCGCATTGCCGGCGGCTCGGGTGCGTTGAGCCCGCAGAGGGCGGGTGGTGGGAGCTACGGCGTGGAACTGGAGCGGATTCATCCGGGCATGAGCGCGGACGAGCTGCAGCGCGTGCGTGAGCAGATCTCGCAGGTGGCGATTCAGAGCCTGCGGGGCGAGTAGCGCGGCGGTCCGCAGAGACGCGGCGCGGTTGAGAGACAGAAGAAAAGAGAAAGAGGAAAAGAGAAATGTCAGCTATTACATCAGCCAATCTGGCGAATGCGATTGTGAAGCTTGTGGCGGTGGACGCCCTGCCGGCCCTGTCGGGCCAACTGGTGATGGGCAACCTGGTGAACCGGGACTTCGAGCCGACGCTGGCGCAGGCCGGCGACACGGTAAACGTGCCGATTCCGCCGACGATGGTGGCGAACAACATCGCCGAGGGCGGTTCGGTGCAGAGCCAGAATCCGGACGTGGCGAATGCGCAGATCGTGCTGAACACGCACGCCGAGGCGACGTTCCAGATTCCGGATGTGACGAAGGTGATCGCGGTGCCTGATCTGCTTCGGCTGTATATGCAGCCGGCGATGATTGCGCTGGCCGAGAAGGTGGAGAGCGACCTGCTGAACCTGTACAGCCAGTTCACGGCGAACACTCCGCTGGGTACGGGCGGGACGGCGCTGGCCGAGTCTGTGGTGGATGCGGCGGAGACGGCGTTGTTCAACGCTAAGGTTCCGGCGAGCGAACAGAAGTACCTGGTGGTCGACGGGAACGCGTATTCGCAACTGCGGCAGATTTCGCGGTTCAGCGAGTATGCGACTTCGGGCGATGCCGGGCTGCGGGCTCTGATCGACGGCAGCATCGGACGGATCAAGGACTTCTATGTGTTCCGTTCGCAGTTCGTGAAGAAGACGGGCACGGGTCCGACGACCACCAATAACATCGCGTTCGCGAAGAATGCGCTGGGCCTGGCGATTCGCCGGCTGCCGAAGCCGCTGCCGGGGACGGGTGCGATTGCTGAGTACGCGGAACTCGGCAATTTGGGCATGCGCATCACGATGAGCTACCAGCCGAATACGCTGGCGCAGCAGTTCACGGTGGACATGCTGTACGGGGTTGGCGTGCTGCGGAATGCGCATGGTGTGCAGGTGAGGAGCTAGGAGTTCACGGCGGGCTGGGGCTGGTTAGCCCGTCGCTTACGCTCCGGGACTGGGTTGGGGGTGGGTCGGTGTGGATGTGCTCGGGTGATGAGCGGGTCCGTGGCCCGCTCCTTACCAGTCGCGGTTCGCAGGGCGGGGGGACCACTCCCTTACGGTCGTGGTTCGTTGGGCGGTGGAGTGCGCTCCCTTCGTGGGGAATGCTCCAAAGGGACCCTCGATCAGCCCGTCGCTTACGCTCCGGGACTGGGTTGGGGGTGGGTCGGTGTGGATGTGCTCGGGTGATGAGCGGGTCCGTGGCCCGCTCCTTTCCAGTCGCGGTTCGCAGCGCAGGGGGACCACTCCCTTACGGTCGTGGTTCGTTTGGGGCTCGCTTGGGGGATGGATGTAACGGCCAGATGGATGGCTCCGGTTTGAAAGGAATTGGCATGGATTTGAAGGGCTATTTCAGAAAAGTAAAGGACCTGGAGAAAAAAATCCAGGACCAGGATTTCTATGTGGTCAGCCTGGCGACCCAGGATGGCGGGAAGGCTGGCGTCATGACGCAGGTCTCGCGACGGGTGGGTTGCCAACTGATTGTTGAGGGAAAGGCGCGCGAGGCGAAGGACGACGAGGTGGCCAAGTTTGAGGCTGAACTCGCGGCCCGGCGGCTGGCGCACGAGAAACAGGAAGCGGTCAGCAGGATCCAGGTGCAGGTGATCTCGGATCCGATGGGCTTGCTGCGGACGGATCCGGAGACAGGAAAGGAGTAAGTGTCATGGCATTGCTGGTAGACGGTGATTTGAGCCGCCTGGACGATCTGAAGGCGCAGGATTCGGGTGTGCTCGACGTGGCGAGCGGTGAGGGCATCGATCCGCGCGCCAAGTTGGATCTGGCGGCCGGCGAGATTCAGGAAGAGGTGGACGCGTTTCTGGATTGGGAGGAGAGGGGCCGCATCGAGCAGGTGGTGGCCAGTGTCTGTCTGAAGCGCTGGCATGTTTTGAAGACACTCGAAGCCGTCTACCGCGATGCCTATTTCAGCCAGTTGAACGACCGGTATGGGCAGAAGTGGCGGCACTACGAGTCGCTGGCCGCGGAGCAGAAACGCCGGTATTTCGAGAGCGGGGTGCAGATGGTGACGGAGCCGGTGCGGCGGCCTTCGAGGGTGTCGGTGGAGGTCGTGGAGGGGTTGACTGCCGCGGCTACTTATTATTTGAAAGCGACGTTCCTGGATGGGGCAGGGCATGAGAGTGCCGCCAGTGCGGCTGTGGCCGTGAGTTCTCCGGTGCCGCATTCGCTGCGGGTCTCGGTGCAGTTCCCGGAAGAGAGTGTCACGCACTGGAACTTGTATGCCGGGGCGGATGAGGCGGGGCTCGGGCTGCAGAATGCCGAGCCACTGCAGGTGGGCGAAACTTGGGCGCTGCCGCTGGGTGGCCTGGTTTCCGGTCGGTCGCCGGGTAACGGCCAGGCGGCCGAATTCCGGGTGGTCCGTAGCGGACTACTGAGGAGGGGCTGACCATGACGTTCCCAACGATGGAGGTGGTGTCGCGCCTGCAGGGTTTGCTGGCGGGCGAGTGGGGGCTGGGCCCGAGTATGGCCGCCCTCCAGGGCTACTACGGGCTGAGCCCGGAGGTGGTGGAGGGTGTGGGTGTCGGGATGACGCGGGCTCCGGCTGAGCTGCAGGAGAAGGCTGGCGTGGCGCGGTATCCGGTGATCCAGGCGTATTGCGACCAGATCGAGAACAAGCGGAGCGAGCAGTTTCGGGTGTTCTCAGGAAGGATGCGGGTGGTGGTTGAGGTGCGGGTGTCGTCGGACCGACTGGAGGGGATGTTGGAGAAGCTGCACTTCTATGTGGATGCGGTGCGGGATGTGCTGGAGCGGAATGCCGGGTGCCTGGGGGAGGGGGTGTTTCTGCAGCCCGGGTATGAGGTGGGCTTCGAGGGCGTGAAGAAGGGCGGGTTGAATTTTCTGCAGGTAGGGCGGGTTGTGTGTTGGGTGGCGGTGAGCCGGTAGGGCGGGTAGCCCGTCGCTGACGCTCCGGGACTGGGGCAGGGGTGGAGCGGGTAGCCCGTCGCTGACGCTCCGGGACTGGGGCAGGGGTGGAGCGGGGAGCCCGTCGCTGACGCTCCGGGACTGGGGCTGGCGTGGGGCGGGTAGCCCGTCGCTGACGCTCCGGGACTGGGGCTGGCGTGGGGCGGGGAGCCTGTCGCTGACGCTTCGGGACTGGGGCTGGCGTGGGGCGGGGAGCCCGTCGCTGACGCTCCGGGACTGGGGCTGGGGTGGGGCGGGGAGCCCGTCGCTGACGCTCCGGGACTGGGGCAGGGGTGGAGCGGGGAGCCCGTCGCTGACGCTCCGGGACTGGGGGGGCAGGTGTGGAGCGGGGAGCCCGTCGCTGACGCTCCGGGACTGGGGCTGGCGTGGGAGCGGGGAGCCCGTCGCTGGCGCTCCGGGACTGGGGCTGGCGTGGGAGCGGGTAGCCCGTCGCTGACGCTTCGGGACTGGGGCTATGGGCCGCGGCTTTGTCTCGTTTGGCGGCGCGCGGTCCGTGGCCCGCTCCTTTCCAGTCGCGGTTCGCAGCGTTTAGGGGACCACTCCCTTACGGTCGTGGTTCGTTGGGCGGATGGTGGTTTGTTTGGAATTTGAAAGGGCGATGAAGAGATGGCTTGTTATATCAGTTCGAATAACAACCGCCTGTATGCGGCGCTGGAGAGTGGCTTTGGCGTGGTGGCGGGCGTAACGGCGGCGGAGCGGTTCACGGCGATGAGCCTGGCCGCACGGCAGGAGACGGAGATTCCACGGCGGAAGGACAAGACCGGGTCTCGCACATTTCAGGGGATCCAGGGTGGGCTGCGGCGGCGGACCTCGTTCGATCTGCGCACCTATGTCTACGGGCGCGGGTCGGGTCGCGAGGCTCCTCGGTATGGGGCTCTCGTGCAGGCGGCACTCGGCGCGGCTCCGGTGGTGTCGATGGACCTGGGCGTGAGTTCCCTGGTCGGAACGACGGTTACGTTTGCTCAGGCGCACTCGCTTGTGCCGGGGTCGGCTGTCGTCGTCGGGAGCGAGATGCGGTTTGTGTGCGGCGTGATCGATGCGCAGAGTGTGCTGGTGAATGCGCCGTTTACGGAAGTGCCTGCTGAGGGTGTGGTGGCTTGCGGTGCGATTGTGTATGCGCCGGGGGTGGATCTGCCTTCCGTGAGCGTGCACGACTGTTGGACTCCAGGCACGGCGGTGCAGCGGATTCTTCGTGGTGCGGCGGTGGATGAGATGGAGATCCGAGTGAATGGGGACTTCCATGAGATCCGGTTCTCGGGTGAGGCCGCGGATTTGATCGACAGCGCCAGTTTCCAGAGCGGCGAGGGCGGGTTGACGCAGTTTCCCGCGGAGCCGGCGCTGCAGGGGTTGAGCGAGATGCCCGTGCCGGGCCATCTGGGCCAGGTGTGGATTGGGACGGGCCCAAGCCGGTTGTTCACCTTGAGCGATGCGCGCGTTGTGGTGAAGAACAACATGGAGTTCCGCACTCGAGATTTCGGAACGCTGGTGCCGCGATGCCTGGTTCCGGGGCAACGAGAGGTGAGTGTCGATCTCGAAATGTACGGGCAGGACAAGCCAATGTTCGAAGAGATTTACCAGGCGGCCCGGCAGCGGACTCCTCTCCCGCTGATGCTGCAACTGGGTGAGCAGGCAGGAGCACTGTGTGGAGTGTTCCTGCCGAGCTTCGTGCCGGCGGTGCCGGAGTTCGATAGCGAGGACTCGCGGATGCGCTGGCGTCTGAAGGGATCGCAGGCGATGGGGAGCGGAGAGGACGAGATCTATGTCGCATTCGGTTGAGCAGGTGGAGTGGGCGAGCAGCGAGTGGGTGGACTCCCGGGTGGCACCGGGAGTCCGCTTCGCTGTGGCGAAGGTCTCGTTGGCGCGGCGGGCGGAGATCAGCCGCCGGATGCGCGGGTTGATGAGCGAGTTGGAGTTTCAAGCGGCGGGGACGGGCTTGACGGACCGGCTGGCTGCCACGGAACTGGAAGCGCGCATTGATCGCGTGTACATCGAGTGGGGGTTGCTGGAGGTCACGGGGCTCGATATCGATGGGTCGGCGGCGACGGTGGAGTCCGTTGTGGAACGGGGTCCGGAGGCGCTGTGCCGGGAGATCGCGGGGTGCGTGCGGAAGCAATGCCACCTGAACGGAGAAGAAAGAAAAAACTGATCCTCGCCTTCCATTTCCATCTTGCGAATGCGGCCGGGTGGAGGTGCGGGGAATGCAGGCGGCAGGGTTTGGAGCAGCGGCGGCGGTGCGCCTGGATGGGGCACGAGCCGGGATCGAAGATTGTTTGGGCGCACGGAGATGTCGTGCGGTTTGCCTGTCCGAAGCCGGAGATTGCGGCGGAGAGCCAGGCGTGGCTGGAGCTGTATCCGGTGTGGCAGGCACGGACGGAAGCGGTCGTGTGGGCGCGGGACGTGGAGGCCATGATCCTGCTGGACCGGGAATGGGAGAAGGCGAGAGATGAGCAACAACACAGGAAATGACTTGGCGGAGGTACTGCGGCGGGTGGTGGAGGAGGTGGCGGTGCCGGTGTCGTCCGAATCGGACGTGCCGGCGCTGCTGCGGCAGGTGGAGGAGACGATGGCGACGGGTGTGTCGAGCGCCGTCTCCTCCCTGGTTTCGAGCAGCCTGGCTCCGGTGGTTTCGAAGAACAGCGGAGGCGGGGCGTCGAGCTGGGTGTCGTGGGTGAACCCTCTGGTGGGCGGGCTGATCAGCCTGTTTGGCGGAGGGCCGGATGAGGCGGTGGCGGAGATGGTTCCCTTCGTGATGCCAGCGAAACAGAAATACGATGTCGCGTTTTCGGAGAACGGCGGAGGTTTGATGATGCCTCTGGACCGGGGCGAAGACGGTCGAGTGAGGAGTGCGGCAGCGAACGTGGTGGTGCAGGTGGAAGCGATGGACAGCCGGTCGTTTGTGGACCGGGCTCCGGAGATCGCGCAGGCGGTGAAGCGGGCGCTGCTGGAGTCGCAAGGGTTGAGTGGAGTGATGCAGGAGTTCTAGGAGAAAGGCGATGCCGGAGTTTCCAAAGTTGAAGACGGGAGCAGTGGCGCAGTATCCGCTGGGACGGGGGATCCGGACGGGAACGACCGTGGTGGAGTTCCTGGATGGGGGCGAGCAGAGGTTTGCGTCCCAGCGGATGCGGCGCCGGTGGGTGGTGCGGATGGAGCAGTTGGACGAGGGCGAGGCGATGCGCGTGGCGGCCTTCGCGGAGCAGTATCTAAACACGCTGGAGCCTTTCCGTTTTACGGATCCGTGGAATGGGGCGGTGTCGGAGCGATGCGTGCTGGAAGGAGACGAGGCCGCAGTGCGGGCTGCGTCGCGGATGGAATGCGGGGTCGCGCTGGTCGTGGTTGAGGAGGTGGGTTGAGATGCTGGTCTATCCATTTTTGACGGCGGGCGCGGTGGCGCAGTATCCGATTGTGCGGACGGTGCGAAGGCAACGATTGGAGACCGTGAGTCCGGGTGGGCACGTGTCGCGGATGCTGGCGGGCGGCCCTGCGGAGGTGACCTGGAGATTGGAATATGCCGAGTTGTCGGACAACGAAGCTGGTGCGATTGAAGCGCTGTATACGGCGGCTCGGGGCGGGTTGATGGCGTTCACATTTGTGGATCCGCTGGCGAATCTGCTGGCGGCGAGCGAGGACCTGACCACTGGGGCGTGGAGCAGGGACGCGCTGCTGAATGTGAGCGTCACGGCGCCAGGCGAGTTCGTCTTGTCGAACGGGAGCCTGGCGGCGCAAGGGGTGCAGCAGGGTGTGGCGATGCCGGCGGGCGCCCCCTGCTGCCTCAGCGCGGAAGTGAAGGGCTCGGGCGTCACGTTGTCGCTGGGTGAGGTGTCGCGGCACTTTGGCGCGTCGAGCGGCTGGCAGCAGGTTTGGGTGAGCGGATTCGGGATTGGCGAAGGGACCGCCGCACGGTTGGACGTGGACGGCGGGGGCCAGGCGATGGTGCGCGGCCTGCAGGTGGAAGCGCAGGCCGCGCCGTCGCCCTACAAGCCCACGTACGCCCCGGGCGGCGTGTATCCAGAAACAAGATTCGCGACGGATGGTTTGGAGGTTTCGGCGACGGGTCCGAACCGGAATGCGGTGATCGTGATTTTGAAGAGCAAGGTAGCGGAGTGAACCATGGGAACGATTCATAGCAGGAAGAAGCAGGAGGTGCTGGACACTCCGCTGCTGGTGTTCGATTGCACGCTGGCCGATGGGCGCGTGGAGCGGTGGGCGACACACCGGGTGATGGTCGAGGGCGAGGAGTATGCTCCGCGGCTGTTGAGGCATGGAGGATTCGATCTGCGGCTGGCGGGCGATGACGCGATCGATGCGGGGTCGAGGTTCTGGCTGGAGCTGTCGAATGTGGACGGCGTGGTGTCGCAGATCGACCGGAGTATTGGGTGGAAGGGCGCGCGGTTGAAGGTGCGATTCGGGTTCTTCGACATAGAGGCGGGCACCCCGGTGTCGGAGTTGACTGGTGTGTTTCTGGGTAGTGCCAATCCGGTGGATGAGCTGACGGAGACGACGGCGCGGCTGAGCTTTACGAACCGGTTGAGCCTGCAAAGGCTGGCGGTGCCGACGCTGCGGATTCAGGCGCGCTGTCCCTGGCGGTTTCCCTCCAGTGAAGAGGAGCGGACGGAAGCGGCGGGTGGCGATGGCTACTCGCCGTTCTTCCATTGCGGGTACTCGGCTGGAGTCGAGGGTGGCGTCGGGAATCTGGAGAATGGCGGGCCGTTCACCGGGTGCAACCGGACACGAGGGGATTGCACGGCCCGGGGGATGTTCGCGGAGGACTCGGCGGGCAATGCTACAGCGCGGTTCGGCGGGTTTGCGTTTATTCCTCCCAGCATTGCGGTGCGGCCGCATGGGGAGCAGACGAAGGTCGCGGATGCGGTGGACGGGCGGGCTAAAGCAAATGATGCTGTGCCGGTTGTGTATGGGACGGGGTGGGTAGCGGCTCCGGTGATCTTCTCGCGGAGTGACGGGAATCTGACACATGCCGAGGTGCTGGTGGGGTCGGGTCCTTTGGAAGGCGTGCTGAAGGTGGTGGCGAATGGAGTCGAGCTGCCGCTGGGTCAGGCCGGCCAGGATATGACGGGTACGGGCTGGTACAACGTGTTGAGCCTGGGGGAACGGAATGGCGGGTTCAACTTGAGCTTCACGGATGCCCAGGGTCAGGCGCAAGGTGATCCGCATGGGGGCATGGCGTGTCTTGAGGTAGTGTTGCCGAACGCACTGTTGAAGTCCGGGGCGCTACCCAAAGTAGATGTGCTGGTGAACGGGCTGAAGCTGCCGCGCTACGACGCTGAGGGCGCGGCGCTGGACTTGGTGTTCACGAAAAACCCGGCGTGGGTGCTGCTGGATCTGCTGCGGCGCAGCGGGTGGAAAGAGGGCGAGCTGAACCTGAAGAGCTTCGCGGCGACGGCTGCGTACTGCGATGAGTTTGTGACGGCGCGCACTCCGGAGGGCACGGAGGTCCAAGTACCACGGTTCGAGACGAATCTCCTGCTGACGCAGCGGCGGAGTCTGAACGATGTCATTGGCGGGCTGCGGCTGTCCTCGGCCTTGATGATCACAGTGGACGAAGGCGGGCAGGTGCGGGTGTCGCCGGAGACGACGATTGCGCGGCAGCAGGGTGTCCGGAGCGAGGTGTCGAACTCGGCTGCGCCGGTTGCGGGCGGGTGGCCAGCGTACGAATTTGGCGACGGGTTGAACGGGTTCTCCGGCATTGCGCGGGATGGGCGGGGGCGGTCGACGTTCCGGATCACGCGTAAGGGTCAGAGTGAGAGTCCGAACCGGCTGAGTGTCGAGTTCCAGGATGAGTTCAATCAGTATCAGCAGGACAGCCTGTCGCTGGTGGACTTCGAGGATGCGGCGGCGTCGGGGTGCGAGGTGGCGGCTCCGTTCGGGGCGATGGGGCTGCCGCACTTCGACCAGGCGGCCCGGGTGATGCGGCTGCAGATCCAGAAGAACATCCAGGGGAATCACTATGTGGAGTTCGAGACGAGTGTTCAGGCGATTGGGCTGCGGCCTGGCGATCTGATTGCGCTGTCGCATGCGAAGGAAGGGCTGGATCGGGCGCTGTACCGAGTACTGCGGCTGACGCCTTCGGTGAACTTTGAGCGGGTGAGGATTGCGGCACAGCGGCACGAGGATGCGTGGTATGCGCTGGCGGGCGGAGATCCTCAGGATGCGCAGGGTCGAGGGAATGAGCCGCAAGGGGGCTTGGGGACGCCACGGCCGTTGTGCGGGACCGTGGTGCGTGAGGACGGCGGGCAGGACTTCGGAGTGACGGAAAGCGAAGAAGGAGTGGGCGCCTTCGTCGAGTTGACCGTGAAGTTCAGCCCGCCGCGGCGGCCGGTATTGACGGGATTGACGGCTCCAGTGGTAGGGCTGGCGGCCGCGTTGCACGCGGGTGGCGGGACGTTGGGAGGGGGCTCGACGTACTACTACGCCGTGAGCGCGGTGAATGAGAACGGAGACGAATCAGGACTGTCGTTTGTGGTTCGGGCTACAGTTCCAGCAGGGCCCTCGACCTACTCGGTGGAACTGCAGGGGCTGCGATTTGCACCGGGGAGCGAGAGGATGCGGGTGTACCGGGGGACGAGCCCCGGCATGCTGGATCTGGTTGCGGAGCAGGCGGCGGCGAACGGGTCGTTTGTGGATGAGGGCCTGGCGGCGCAGGCCGAGGCGGCTCCGGATGGGAACTATGACCATGCGCGATTCCAGTGGCGGTTTGAGCTGGGTCCGGAGGTGGCGGCTACTTCCTATGGGGCTCGGGTGATTGGGCATGAAGGGTTGGGTCTGGAGGAGAACCTGTGGGCCGGGTGTGTCGTGCGGATTACTCACGGTCGAGGGGCCGGTCAGGAGCGGACGATCGCCGGGCATACCGATGAAGTGTTGACCGTGACGGAGGATTGGGTGGTGGTGCCGGACGGTACTAGCTGCTTCACGATTGTGGAATCAGGGTGGAAGCCGATCGGGATTACCCAGACGGATTCGATCGATTTCCTGGTGCCGAATGTGGCAGGGCAGTGGGTGCAGGTGACGGGGGTAGCGGTGAATGCGCTGGGTGTGGAGAGCGCCTTGCGTGAGGCGATTGTCACCCGGTTTGAGGTGGGCGGCTCGGCGGAGGCAGGGGATGGCGATGTACCCGGCCTGGCGACGTTTGGACTGTCGACGGATGCACGCGGCGGGATCGAGGTGAGCGGGATCGGCTTCGAGAGCCTCGAGAATACGCATTCGATTCAGGCCGGGACGCTACGGCTTCATTACTGGGACGAGCTGTCGAGCCCGAGTTTACTGGCGCTGGCGGCGGAACTGCCGATTGATGCGACGAGTGTGCCGCTGAGCGGGCACCTGGACTCCGAGGTGGGCGATCTGCTTCAGGTGGGCAGTGAGCTGATGCGGGTACTGACGGTGGCGGCGGACCGGATGTCATGCGAGGTGGAACGTGCGTGCTACGAATCGGGTGCGAGCGCGCATCAGGCAGGCGAGACAGTGTATCCGCTACTGAAACATGTCGCGGTGCTGCCATTCCCGGTCGGCTTTTTCGGAAGCGCGATCGCGTCAGGGTATTCGCAGCGGCTGGCGCTGCCGGCGGCCCGCGTCGCGGCGGCGGAGTTGTTCTTCACGAACTCGCGCGGGGACGGCCCGGCGACTGGACAGTCGTACGCGATGCTGCTGGAGGGCGGATTGCGGACCATGTCGGGCGGGCAGTACACGATCCAGTATGACGGGGTGCCGGCGGTGATGACCTCAATGGCTCCGCCCCTGGTGGTGGATGCGCGTACGGCTGTGCGGGATGTTCGGGCCCGGATGAGCGTGGCTCCGATGGGTGAGCCTGTCGTGGCGCGGCTGATGGTGAATGGCGCTGCGTATTGTGAATTGACGGTGCCGGCCGGCAGCCGGAGTTCGGATGTGGTGAGCGGTTGGGGCCGCCCTCCCTGGAACGACGGGGACGAATTGAGGGTGGATGTTGTGTCGGTGGGGACCAGTGGGGGGAGTGATCCGGGCCGGGACCTGACCGTGACGGTCCGGGTCTGA